AGAAAAGTTAAACTTTACGGAGAACTAGCTGACTTTGTAGGTCATAAAGAACTAGATGCTGTAATAAATTGTACTGCTGATGCTGTTAGGTTTTTAATAACTAACTTTCCACAGTTAGAAGGTCACATGAATGATAGGTATTATCAAGTTATTGTTAATGATTATGATATTGGAGAAGATGAATTACATGATCCTATTGGTAGTGAAGGTGTCAGCATTGTACCTGTAATTAGCGGTGCTGGAGGTAGAGGAGGATTAGGTAAAATTTTACTAGGAGCAGTTTTAATTGGTGGAGCATTTATGTTTGGTGGCTTAAGTTTTGGGGGTAGTTTTAAAGCATTTGGAGCAAATTTAGCAACAGCACCAGGTCTTACTAAAGCAGCATTTGGCATTGGTTCTGCTTTAGTTTTGCAAGGTGTGTCAGAATTATTATTTCCTTTGCCCAAAATTCCTGATTTTTCAAACGAAGAAGATCCTAGAATATCCTTTAGTTTTTCTGGAGTACAAAATACTTCAAGAGCTGGAACTAGCATACCTTTGTGTTACGGAGAAATAGTAACTGGATCTGTAGTAATTTCAGCAGGTATTGACACACAACAAATTATTGCGGGAGAAGAATCTTGAGTAAAATCATAAGAGGTTCTAAAGGACCACCTGCCCCAAGAGAACCAGAAAGAGCTGAGGATACTCTTAACAGTAAAGAATTTGCTACGATTCAAGATTTGTTATCTGAAGGGGAAATAGAAGGTTTTGCAACACCATCTAAAAAAGGTATTGCCCAGAATGATGCTAATTATAAAAATGCTTGTTTAGCTGATATTTTTTTAAATGATACTTCCGTTTTAAATGTCAGTCCAGATGATCCAAATTTTACAACTAAATTAAATAATCTAACTGATACAGATTTTAATTTTGAAGATGTTACTTTTACGCCTCGTTTTGGAACTTCAAGTCAAACACCTGTGCGTGATGTAGATAATGAAAATTTAGGAAAACTATCAAATACTATACTTACAAACTCTGCTGTTATTACAACCAGTGCACCAGTTACAAGTCCAGCCATTACATTAGGTAAACACGCAGTTGAAGTTACAGTTCAATTTCTAGCATTACAAAAATTTGAAAATAATGGAGATATTTTAGGAACAGAAGTTAACTATAAAATACAACTCTCAATAAATGGAGGTGTTTTTGTTGACAAAATAGATGAGACTATAACAGGAAGAAGTAAAGATTCTTATTCTAGAGAACATAGAATAAATTTACCTCAACAATTATTTGGACAAACTGCTTATGGCAATAATACAAAAGTTAGAGTAGTAAGAGTCACTGCTGATAGCGACCCAGACCTTATTCAAGATACTTTTGGTGTTTCAAGAATAGAAGAAGTTGTATTTAATCCTCAGGATTATCCTGATTGTGCATATTCAACATTAAGAGTAAGTGCGGAACAGTTTAGCTCTGTACCACAGAGAGCTTTTCGTATTCGTGGTATTAAAGTAAGAATCCCAGGAACAGGTGCAGGAGGTGGAAGTGTAGAGTCAAGAACACCAACTGTTGATACAGCCACAGGCAGGATCGACTACCCAGATAACTATATATTTAATGGAACGATGGGAGCTGCTGTATGGTGTACTTGCCCTGCAATGATATTGCTAGATGTTTTAACGAATCAAAGATATGGGCTAGGTGTTCATATATCACCAGATCAGTCTACTGATGCAAAACTATATGAAAATATAGATTTATTTAGTTATGTACAGGCATCTCGATATGCAAATGCAGAAGTTACATTAGATGATGGAACAAAAGAGGCCAGGTTTGCTTGTAATGTTTGCATACAAGGAACAATGGAAGCATTTGATTTAATAAATGAACTAGCTGGAGTAATGAGAGCATTTCCTATTTGGCAAACGGGTTCAGTAACACTTACTCAAGATAGTCCAGCCGATCCAAGTTACTTATTTAGTTTGTCCAATGTAACTGAAGCTGGTTTCTCTTATTCTGGAAGCAGTTTAAAACAAAGACATTCTGTAATATCTGTAAGTTATTTTAATATGGATAGTAGAGAAATAGATAATGAAGTTTTTGAAGATGATACTGCTATAGCAAAATTAGGAATTATTAAAAAGACAATAAAAGCATTTGCCACAACGTCAAGAACGCAAGCTATTAGGTTAGCTAAAGCTGTATTATTCAGCGAACAACAAGAATCTGAAGTTGTTAACTTTACAACTTCAATAGATGCAGGTGCAATAGTAAGACCTGGAAGCGTAATTGCTATTAGTGATCCTGTTCGAGGATTTGAAAGACGATCTGGAAGAATTAAATCCGCTACAACAACAGCTATTACAGTTGATAATTCACAGGACTTATCTTCATTTGCAGGTTTAAATAGAGAATTAAGTGTAATACTACCTGATGGTAAAGTTGAAACACAAACTGTACCTACTGGTCTAAGTGGCATAACAAATAACAACACTGTTATAAACGTAAGTTCTGCATTTTCACAAGCACCAAGTCCTAACTCAATATGGGTTTTATCGAGTACAGGTAGTGGTGGCTCACCTAAGAAAACATTTAGAGTTATATCTGTAGAAGAACAAGATGGTATTAATTATACGATTAGTGCATTAACTTACAATCCTGGCAAGTACGTCAATATTGAAGAAGGAGTTGCTCTTCCTGCAAGAAATCTATCATTATTAAATCAACCAAAATCGCCACCATCAGGTTTAGTTGCTGAAGAGAGAGTTATTGTAAAAAATAATCTTGCAATAGTAAAAATAATTTTATCCTGGGTATCTGTAACGGGTACAAGTCGGTATCAAGTTCAGTATCGGTATAATGATACAAACTGGGTCGTACAAGATGTATTTAGACCAGATTTTGAAATAGAAAATACTAGAGCAGGTAAATATGAATTTAAAGTTTTTTCTTATAATGCAAGTTTAAAATTATCAAACGCATCTACAAATTTAACACTAAATGCTGTTGGTAA